GGAACCTGTGGGCCCCGGAGGGCCGAACGAGCCCGTGGAGGTAACGAGGATTTCGGGCTGCTCGACGATGACGACCCGTTCGTTCATCGCCCCGATTGCACCTGGGGCGGCAATGATCGACTGGTCGATGATTGTGGCGGTGACGGGGGTTTCCGTGATGATTACGGAAATGGCTTCACTGGCCATTACGGCCTCGTGACGTCAGCGATGATTGGCTGGGTGATCCCTGAGATGATCGTCGTTTTGTTGCTGGCTGTGTCGGTCATCTGGACGTCGTAGTAGTACGACGTGTTGGATGTCAGGGTTGCTGCGTCGGCTGCGGCCAGTGTGGCAGTGAAAATGCCGTCGACGCCGCTGGTGATCGCACAGGTGAAGGCGACGGAGCCTGCCGCGTCCGGGCTGGTGCGCAGCTGCATGGCGAAACTGTAACCCGTGATATTGATCGGGTTGGTCCCGTCAGTCAGGGTGAACGTCAGAATCGTGGTGTCGCCACGGACAAGTGACAGTTCGGGACACAGTTTGCCGGGTGTAGGCATGATCCGAGATTATCAGATCAGGGAAATCGAAACGATGGGTGTCCCCGTAGCGATGACCTTGACGACTGCACCGTTGCCGCTCCACGGCAGATCGAACGCGTCGTAAGCAGACATGACGACGTAGCAGTCGTCGCCTTTGTCGGTTGGGGTGGCGGGGGTGCCGCCGGGCTGCGCGACGGTAAAGCTGATCGGCACGGTCGTCGAGTTGCTTTGGACACGGATGGTCGTACCGACGCCAGCAAGGGTGATGGTGTCAACCTGGCCGCTGACGAGTGTGATGGTCTTTGTCGTGTTCGCGGTGTAGTTGGCCATTACTTGCCTTTCGTGTAGAGCGATGTATGGCGGTGAGTGCCGCCCTCAAGGTGCCCGACGTCCTTGATGATTGCCCAGTGCAGCTTGTCCGCGATTTCGCGGCGCTTGTCTTCCTCGGCGTCAAGTTGGTCCTGACGTGCCTTACGGTTCTTCTTCTGAATTGCCTCGAGAAGATTGCGACCCTTTTGCCAGTCACCCTCAATAAGCTTGAGAATAAGGCTGTGGTCGCATTTGTCTGATGTTGCTGCGATGTAGGGGACGTTCATCCCGTCCAACATCCAGACCTCAAACTTGTTGGTAAGGGGATTATGCATGAGGGATGCGCTGGGGTCGCCACGCCAACCGCTCTCATCACCTTCCCTAATCCGGGTTGCGATGTCATAGACATCGGTGGTGATTTCAGCGAACTGCGTGTACTCCGGGGCACCCCTCATGCTTCTCCTTTAGTTAGGGGTGACAGCCCGGCGCGTGTGCGTTGCGCGCCGGGCTATCAGATCAGGCTCCGTAGGCGATGAGCTGCACCGTCACGGCCGACACGTCGGTCGTCGATGCCACTTCCGCCAACGGGGCTCCGTCGGTTGTGGTGTCCACCCAGAACAGCTTGATCTTCGGGGCCGTCTTTGATCCGTCCCACGCTGGGACGTAACCGTCGTCGGTCACTGCCTGGATGAAGTCCAGCCGGGTCAGGCCGAGCGCCGCAAGGGTAATCGCCTCGCCGCCAGTGGCGTACGAGCTGTCAAAGGTGACAGTTGCGACGACGTACCTGCGGTCACCGGGCACTGCCGGGCCGAAGTCGATGCTGACTGATGCCGCCATGTTAGATGCTCACCTCGGTGAGGTCCTTGATGACGAAGTGGGTGTTGCGCTGCTTGCAGGCAAGCTCCATGTAGCTGAACAGCGTCGCCTCGTATGCGTCGAGGTCGGGCTTACGGTTCATCACCGCGCCGTCCATGTCCATGAACTGCCAGCCTTCGCCAACCTGGTGGAGAACCAGCGAGTCGGTGTGGATGCCGTACAGGCTGTTGCTCGGGCAGTCGAAGTCGCAGTAAAGCACCGTCGGACCCTCGTCGCCCTTGCCCGAAACGGACGGAGCGAAGTACTGGATTCCGGCGTAGCCGCCCTTAAGCTCGGTCTGCTCCATGTTGCGCTTGAGCGACAGGAACAAGTTGGCAACGCTCATGTGCACACCTTCGGCCGAGACGAGAAGGTTGACCTTCTTGCCCGAGTTGGTGAGGCCCTTCATAATCGAGCCGGTGATGAGCGTCTCCGAGACGGCGCGGTTGGTGCCGCTGTTCGAGTTGACGTACGCCTTCCAGTTGGGCTGCGACGACGGGTTGATCGTGTGAAGCACCGCCGAGTCAGACACGATGGTCTGAACGCCGGTGAGTTCGATCTGGCCGTCGCCAGGTGCGCCGCTGTTGTTCGACGCGCCGCCAGCACCCGTACGGAAGATGAAGTGGCTTGAGGTGGTCGAAACGGCTGCGCCGCTGATGACCATCGTCTTGGCCGAGTTATCAACCGAGGTGACGGTACGGGCCGACGCAACGGTCGTGGGCGATGCCACGGTGCCGATGTCGACAACCATGCCGCCGTCGTTGTACAGCTGGCGGAGAGCCGCTGAGCCGGTGGTCGAGGCGAGCACGACCGTCGTTGCCGACGACGTGGTGCCGCACTGGGCGATGACGCCGTTTGACTGGCCCCAAAGCTGGCGGTTGACGTCCTTCATGGCGTCGTTGCGGATGCCCTGCATTTCGGCGTCAAGCGCGTCAATGAAGGCTCCACGGTCTGTGGTTGCCTGACGGATCGTCGGGCCGCTCAGTTGGATACGTCCGTAGACGTAACGAACCGGGACCGGGACGGTGGCGTATGCCTGGTTTGCAGCCGTCGGGAGTGTGCCACCTTCCGCGCGAGCACCAACGCCGGACGAACGTCCGAGGTGGATAGCGTGGCGGGCGATACGGCCGACAACCGTGTCCTTGCGGGTCTCGACCTGCGAGGTGAGAAACAAGGCATTGTTGAGCTGGTCGATGTAATCCTTGTAGTCGTCCTTGAGGATTGCATCCACCGTTGACAGACTTGCTGGCATTGTGTGGTTCCTTTTGTGAGAGTGGTTGAAAGGGAAAACGTTTCCGCGATCATTCCTTCGGCTTTGGCGTCCCGCCTCTGCCGCTCTCGGTTCCCCGAGGTAGAACTAGCGAATTGGTGCCGACAGCCTTCCAGCGGCCGGTGTATTCATTATTCAGTATTCGCCTAGTTCTGTCAACGAGTGTCAGAGACCGTGCTGGTTGAGGCGCGCCATTGCGCGTTCGCGTGGCGATGAGCCGGGGGCGACGATGCCTGCGGTGCCGTTGGGTGCGGCGGTCGGCATTGCTGCGCCTGCGGAACGGCGACGCTCAACGATGGCCTGTGCCTGTTGGAGGATCTGGTTCTCCATGTCGGCGTATGCGGCTTCAAGGCTGAGGTCTTCGCGGTTGGTCGCGGCGAGGATCACGGCGTGGGCGAACGGCGTTTCGGGCTCGAGCCCGAGGTTGCGGATCGTCTGGTCAATTTCGACCGTGTACTGCTCGATCTGCTGCTGCTCTTGGTATTGAGCGATCTGCTGTTGGACGAGCTGCTGAACGGCTTCAGGGGTGAGTCCTGCGGCCTGCCCCTGCGCGACGGCGTTGTTGACGACCTGCTGCTGGCCTTGGATGTATTGGCTGAAGTTGTCGCCTGCGAGACTGCGCGCGTTGTCAACCATCCAACGGATCGCGGATTCCTGGTCGCCCGAGGCCCATGCCTGCGCGAACTGCTGTACGGCCTGTGCGTCGTCGGGGTGCATCCCGTCAAAGACCTGCTTGATCGGCTTGTACCGTTCGCGTTCACGGATGCGGTCCTGCACTTCTGCGCGGTAACGCTCCTCCCAGTTGACGTCGCCTGCGGGGGCTTCGGTCGCGGGTGCTTCGGTGCTGATTTCGGCGCTGAAATCAAGGCTTTCTGCTGCCCCGATGTCTCCGATTTCGCTCATCCCATTCCTCCTGTGGGTAGTTGTGGCTGCGTCGGTGCCTCCGGCGCGGCCTGCTGCTGTCCAGCAACATTGTTAGAGAACCCCGGCTGGGCTCCGACGAGGGCTTCCGCCGCTTGTCCAGAGAGCCCGCCGCCGAGGGTCATGGCCTGCACCGCGTTGGGTTGCTGGCCTGCGTTCATGGCTGCTTGCGCGTCAAGTGCTGCTTGCGTGTCGCCCATCATCATTCTTTGGTGGGCCATGACGTGAAGATCAATAATTTCCTTGACGGCAGGGTCAGCAAGTTCATATGCCGGGGACTTTCGTTCCCGGTTGTGAATGTTGATATGGACGTCGTGAAGGTCAAAATCTTCTGGGACAACTGGGACGCCCTGCATAAGAAGGCCATTTTCCCATTGAGCCTTAGCAGCGTCAGGGTCAATCTGAGTGAGGTAGCCCTTGGGATCGGGGAGGTCGAGCATCCTCGCCAGAGCCAGCGGGTCAATGCCTTGGAAGGCTTGCGGGAAGCGGTCTGCAAGAGCTGTGAGGACAGACTGCGTAGCGAGTTTACTGCGCGGAGTAGTCGCATCCAGCGGGACCACAACTTTCGGCTTTTCATCAATGTCGTCTGCTCCCCATGAGATGTCGAGCGGTTGCCCGTGTTCGTTGATTACGGTCATGCGGCGCTTGGTGCCCATCATGTCCGCGTTCATACGATACAGCATTAGCGTCATCATTGCAATATGAGCC